TACTAAAGAATCTAATACTAGAATTTATATCATTTGATTGAATCAATTCTAGTGAACTAATTAAAATAAATCCGTTATTTGGTACACATCCACATATCCAACCTTTAACAATTGGCGTAACATCCATATAAATATCGGAAGTACTATAAGAATATGATTGTGAACATATTAATGAACTGCCACTTAATGACGACGAACAAAACGAAGATATATAAACAGACGAACTTAAAGTGTTATAAAAAGATGATGATGTATTTGATGTTGGTTGCGAATATGTTGAAGGTACATTATAAAACCAAGTAGCTCCACCATTTTGGAATGAAGATGATCCCAAACTTGATGTCAATAAATAATCACTGAAATTATATGTAACTGAAGATGCGGTTGGACTGTACCATAAACTAGATGTATTCTGTGTAGTATTATAATACCAACTAGCACCAAAACTACCTAATCCTTCAGTATCATATCTTCCTGTACCCATATCCCAACTCTTGCTAACTGGATATGCATATATTTTATAATCCAATGGCACTTCACTTGTAGAAGATGCTTTTAATTTTAAGAAAAATTTAGATCCATTATTTATATCTCCCGACAAAAGAGAACTTGAAATCGAAGTTAAATCGAATTGAATCAAAATTCTACTAAATTCGGGATCATTTGTAAAATTTGTAATTGGATCATATACGCTTTGTGTACCTTGTAATGTTCCATTTATACAACCATCAAAATTAGTTAAAGATCCACTAGCAAAGAAAATTGAACCAGTGAAAGATCCTACTATACTTCCACTAATACTACCTGTTACTGGACCATTATAATTAGTTAAACTTGATGTTATTGGTATACCTGCACCATATGTTCCCGATACATATCCATTATAATTAGTTGATCTGAATTGTGATGATCCACTGCCATATATGTTTGAGGATTCTGCGGCTCCTGATATATAACTTCCAGAAATACTTCCTGTGTAATTCAATACATCAAAAGTTGAGTAACTACCAGAAAGACTTGCTGAACTGTAAAAAGTTACATTACTTACTAATTGATTTTGTGCTTTTAATTCTAAAATTTCGTCAATTCCAAAATTTTTATCGGCATAACCAGTTTCATTAGTTATGAATGTGTCTTGTTTTGGAAATATAAATGTGTGCATACTCTATTATATAAATATAAGTATGAAATTTATAAGACTTTTAATGATAAATTTATTAAATTACTGCACCTCTAATGTCATTATCTGGATATTTAACTTCAAATACAGATGGATCTAATGATGGATATATAATCTTATTGTGTGTTGCTTCTGATAAATTGTATTCATGCGGAGAATAATTACCATCATTTTGGGTAAGATTCTTGAATTTTATTTCTGCAACAGATTGTACTCCTTCAACTTTAGCCAATTCTAATTCTAGTTGATTAATATTGATTGGTTGATTAAAATACCATTTATCAATATTAAAGAAATCTTTGGCTTTTTGAAGACATTGATCCAAAACTTCTTTTTTATTGAAATTATTATAAACTAAAATCTTAAAATCAACGCCGACATTAATGATATAACCGTCAATTATATTAACACTATCTGAAATAATCTTATATTTTTGTAGATATTGTCTAATGTTGTATACTAATGCTTCATTGATTTGTGTTAAATTTTTATTTGAATTATAACTCAAAACATATAAATTTAAACTGAACGGATTTGATACATCAAAATTTACTTTTCTATAATTGTTTTCTAAACTATTATTAATCAATGATGTTTGATTTTCATTATTTACAAATCCATTTAATATTGTTTGATTGGTTGAAATTGACAAATCTGAATTTGGTATTACCATTACTTTTGCAATAGAACCAAATCTTGGTGGTATTGAATATATTCTAGAAACATAATCATCTACCGTTACTGTTCTATTCTGTGAACCAAAATTAGCCAAAGCGTTTTGTCTTATTTCTTCTACACTTTCTTCATTTTGTCCACCAACCGCAGGATTTGGATTGGATATTCTCAATGAATTTTTAACAGTAGTTAATAATGAGTTTTGAGATGGTGTTAAACCTGTAGTATCATTCAAATATGTAACTGACGAGATATTTTTGATAGTATCCGATGGAGAATTTGACAATATTCCGCCACCAACCAAATATTGTACAGTTAATACTGTGTTAGATGGTGCTTGACCAAATGTTTCCGAATTTAATAATTTACTGGTATCATAATTCAAATTTAAATTGCTGATATTTGTCAATCCTATACCTACCAATTCTGAATTTGGATATATTACTTCATCCGAAGTTGCATCTGTACCCGCACCAAATTCAAGATATGTTACATTATTAGCGGTAACATTTACAACAAATTTTCTTGATGTTTTGAAACTTTTAATTAATTTAGGAACTTCCGATGAATACTGAACATATGCATTATTAGTAAAATCTGTATTTTCAGTTTCGGTAAATACTAAATCTTGAGCTAAATAATCAACTTCATACCATTTATTATTATCACTATCTCTTACATCAATTATGTCAATAACATTAAGTTCTGATAATGATATTTTATAAAATGGTACTGATGTTCCTACCGTAAATGATTTAGTAGTAATTTTACCTGCAATTACTTTTACTGATTTCTTTAATAAGAAAAATTGTGGTACACCATAATTATCTCTTGAATATACAGTTACTTCTCTAGGAGAAAATTTACTATCAAGAGAAAAATCAACAGGATCAGTTGTAATGAAACTTACACCACTTTCATTCGACACTTCCATATACTCTCTTATTTTAAGAGCATAGTTGTTATCCGGAATGTAATTATTATTAGAATCTTTAGTAGATGGAATTAATTGATATAAATCAATGTTTGTAGTAGCAGATTTAGTTGGTTTTGTTTTATATCCAAGATAGTTTGCTAATGCAAGAACATTCTTTCTTTCTTCTGCATATGGCATTAAACTTTCTTTAAATTGATAATCAGTATAATATGATAGAACATCTCCTATGTAAGATGCCATTTCAATAAACATCATACCAGGAGATGCTTCACTAAAATCTTTATATGTTCTTGGAAAGTATGTTTTTGAATACTCAATTAAAGATGATTTAAAAGAAGAAAAGTCTCTATTAAGATACTTAATTTCTCTACGGGAACTATTAAAAGACTTTTGTATAATGTCTGCCATAATTATATATTATTTTGACTAATTCTCAAACTAACAGTATCAGTTTGATTATTAATCGTAAATTGTATTTTTATATATAATATATAACTATCTGTAAGTTTATTTTTTTCTTGATTTGCTATATTAATATCCACTTTATTTACTGTTACGCCTGGCACATAATTTTTAACTTCATCAGTTATAATCTGTTTTATTATATCAGGAGATTCATCTATATTTTGTTCAAATAGATATTCTTGTAAACCAGATCCAAAATTAGGATTCATCCGTCTTTCCCCTTTTTTGGTTCTTAACAAATTAGTAATATTGGCTTTTACCTGAGTTAAAGTATCATAACTCTGTTGAAAATATCCATTTTTACCAATCTGAAATGGTAATGTAAGTCCTATTGGATTCATATTATCCCATTGATACCATACCAGAACCTAAAGTTCCATGTTGTTTCTTTTTATCTACAGCTTTCATTAAACTTCTAAAATCTCTATTAAGAACATTCATTACTTTACCTTGTTCTTCAGTTACAGGAGCAGCTTGTTGTGGTGTTTCAACCGATTCATTCATCCTCATACCTGCAAATGCTTGTGATTTAAAAGATGAATCAAGTCCAGCCATTGAACCTTCACTTGGTATTTTTACAACAGTTTGATTCAAAATTTCATTTAAAACTGGATTACTTGAATATTTCTTAACTTCTTTTGGCTTTTGAACTGATTCTTTAACTACATTTTTAGTTAAATTTGTTGGTTCAGTAGATTGAATTACACTTGATTGATTTCCTGACAATATCTCTGTCAATACTTTTGGAATTAAAGTAGGTAATGTTTTATTTAACTCTTCTTTAATTACAGATCTAATTAGTTCTTTTAATTCATTGCTTTTCATACTCTATATAATTATCATTAAATATTACCTATTGTATTATTTATTTTGTTATTTATTGAAGATGGATCAGGTAATTTTGGTATTTTTACAACTTTTACACGTTTACCTATTGTTTGTTTGAGTTTAGATTGGGTCTGAATGCCTACTTTCTTTCCCGTATATTTACCAACACTTGAACCCACACTTCCTAAATTTGATCCTATAGTATTTGCTATTTTATTTGTAGGTAAATATCCACCAATAGTAGATCCTAATTTAGAACCAACTGATTCTCCCACTTTTGATCCTACATAACCACCTACTTTTTCACCTACACTACTGTCTAAGACGGTGTTTATAACATTTCCTACTTTTTCATTTACTACAATTGATTTATCCTCTACTTTTCCAATTACGTCTAATGGTTTAGATCCAACATTTCCAATAACTGAAGCGGTTTTATCTGTAACTTTTTCTGTAATTGACGTAACTTTATCTGTTACTTTTCCTGTAAAACGATCTACATTTTTATTTGTTATATTATTTGCATCAAAATTATAAGGACTATAATCTGGTACGTTTACTAAACCATCTGTTTTTTCTGAAATTGTATCAGAAACCATACCAACTTTTGACGTAATTCCACTTGTTACATTTTCTGTTTTATTTAAAATGTTACCTGCAATATCGGTTGTTTTACTTATAACACCACCTGTTACACTATCAACTTTTGATGTAACATTACCTACAACACCATAAACTTTAGATGCGGCATTTCCTAAAATACCAGTATCAACACCACTTAAAACATCTTTTGAAAAATTGCCAACTCCTTGTATTGTTCCGCCAACAAAATTACCAGCCGTATCACCAATTGAAAGTTGTGTTTTTGATGCAAATTTATCTATTGAACTACCCACTTTACTTGAAACATCAGATTTTAACGCAGTAACAAATTTCAAACCATTTGATCCTTCAGTTGGAGGACCAGGTAAAGCAGGATCAATATCAACAAATGATTTTAATTTATTAATCATAATTAACTTTCTTCATATTGTACTTCTACTGGACCTTCCCGTCTTACTTTTCCTTTAAATATACCCGGTAATCCTTGACCTGATACTATATTCACTGATATTGGAGCAGTTGCATTTTTGAATCCTTCAGGAGTTACTCCATCTACGCCTGGAGCATATCCGCCACCTGTAACAAATACCCGTCTACTCATTAATTTATCAAGATTGTCTCTTAAAAACTTCAATTGTTGATCTTGAACTGATTCTTGAGTTTTATTTGGATTTGCATTGCCAGTCTTTGGATGTGTGTGATTATACCAATGAACGTGATTTAATAACCAATTACATAAATCGTATAACCAATCCACAGTAGTTTGACCCAATAATACTGGTTCATTGGTTTGACCATATTGTCCCAAATAAATGGCAGGACTATTAAATACAGTTTTATTGTTTGTAGTCATAACAATTTGATCATGTGCATCAACTGTATATTCACTATCAGTTACAATTCCATATCTTTCTTTTGAAAAATGTAGTGTTTCTCCGAATCTACTGCTTAGAATCAATCTGTCTGTATTAATTACAATTTGATCTCCCTTTAAATTTTCTATATCAAAATTAAAAGCAGTAGAACCAATTGGAGAAAATAATGGTTGTTCTTCTTTTCCCTGTTGAAATATGGATTTATAACATGTTGTTCTCCATTTGGATTTAGTCAACCCAGAAGTGATATGAATAGAACTGCCATCGTGATTTATATCTTCATCAATTAATCCCCCAGCATTTTTTTGCGAATCTCTAATTGCTGG